AATTCCTCCAATAAAAAAGGAGAGGGATTACCCTTCTCCGTTATTCTGTTTTTGATTGTTGTTGATATAAGGATTTGACTGTGCGTACAAAAATCCCGAACAAATATATTTAGTTGTTCCTGGAGGCGGTGTTTTCCCACGATGTATATAAGTCCACGTAGAAGGGAAAATCAATAACTTCCCAACTTCAGGTTTGACAGAGAATCCATTAACGAATTCCGTTTCACCTCCTTCAACATTATTTAGATACCAAATGTAGGAGAGATATCTAGAGGCTCCTGGTCCATAACTATCATCAGAACAATAGTCTTGATGCCAATCAAATCGGTCTCCATTATCACCAGAATAACTTTTAATTTTATAACCGCTGTCAATTAGCATGTCAGCGGTAAAGTCAATCATCAAAGTGTCTTTTAAGAATACTCTGTACTTATCAAGTCCTTTATTTAAAGTTTTGAATAAGTGAGTGTCTTCTTCTATCCACCCTTCTAAGTTGGTAATATTTACTTCTGTGGCTTGGAGGACATTAGAATATCCGCCAATAGTAGTGGCAATAGATTTGAAAGATTCTACTTCATACTTTTGAATAATATGATCACAAAATTCATGAGTTAAACTGTCTTCTTCAATCCAAATAAATCTATCATCCATTTAAAAGTTGCTTCTCCGACTTTCCCATTATATCATAAACTGTGCGTTTTTGGTGTTCGGGGATGATCTTCTCAAGATCAATTGTCAGTAACCCGTCCTCAAAAACAACATCTTTAATTCTCACATCTTCTGCCAATTGCCAAGTTCTGATAAATGATCGTTTGGAGAGGCCTTTGTGTAAGTAAGTTCTTGTAGTATCTTTGTCCTCATTTTTTGAGGTAACTCTGAGAATGTTTTGTTCAGTAGAGACTTCGATCTCTTCTCGTTTAAAACCCGCAAGCGCAACTTCAATAGTGAAATTACTTGAGTCATGTTTGATTAAATTATAGGGTGGATAGTTGATGTTGTGACCAGACATAGCATTTAGTCTATTAAAAACATCATCCAGACCTACAGCGTGTGGTGCGTATTCTTTCCAAAAAGTATCCAATGTAGTGGTAGTAAGCATTCTACTTCTCCTTAAATAAGCGAGTTGTTTGTAGTGGACCCCGAAGGCATCCGAAAGATATTTATAGCATAAATATCTACGGTCGTCATTTAAACATTTTAGGAGAAACCGAACATGAAAAAGGTAATCACCGCACTTGCGGCATCCTTTTTCGTTATGCCATCATCATTCGCAGCTGAAATTACTTCGAGAATTACTGATTCAGTTCAGTTGGGTGTGCAAGGTGCCGCAGTTCAGTCAACGAGAATAGGAGCATCATACTCCGTATCAGGAACAAATATTCAAGCAACTTCTTTTGGTGGAGTTGCTGGGGCAGGAACTTATGATGTCAATACAGCAGGGCAAGCATTTACTTTCTCAGAAAGTTTCAATGCTGCTGATACAGTTGTCACCTCTCAAACGGTTAGTGCTGGAGCAATTGCTTCTCCCAACCTTTATGGGGATTCTGTTACTCAGTTAGCTGGTGACAAAGGAACTCTTGCTGGTACTTTGAGTGCCACTGGTGTTCCAACTATTACTGCTGGTGGTCCAGGAACCACAGGAACAGCACAACGTAGTATCGAGTTGAGCGTATTCAAATGAAAAAGATCCTAGCAGGTTTACTCCTGCTAGGGTTTCATAATGCTGCCCTAGCAGAATCAGTTGTTCCCAATTTTACCAGAGGAACTATTAACTCTACAACAGAGTCATCAACAAAGATCATAGAAACTATTCGTCAAGTTGAATATACAACTGGCACGTCTTATACTGTCACTGGAACTAATATTAATATTCCTGGCACTCCTACACCAGGAGCAAACTATACTATCATGAATCAAGGTGCTCCATTCCAGTTCAGTGAAACTACTCTCGGTCCTGGATTGGCAAAAGAAACATGGATAGATCGCACCACAGAAACTCAATCAACCACTACATCAATCTCTGTTTTTACGCAGTAATTAGTTGTGGAACATTACCAGTTCTCGCGCAAAGTACTCCCGCTCCTTCTAATACTAACATTGCTGGCCCTAGTGCATCTGCCACTGGCAATGTTACTAATCAAGCAGTACAGGTATTGCAAGGTCCATACGCAGTTAATACCTACGGAGCGGGGGTTAGTTGCCAGGGCCCGACGTTCTCAGTGTCCCCATTCTTACTAAGAAGTGGAAACAATAGTGATGATCCAGAAACATTCGCATCCAGAAACGAAAACTGGGGTATCTCGGCAGGAATAAATGTTCCCTTAGATGGTGGTCTAATGGAACTTTGTAAAGCAAGAGCACGTACAGAAATAGAAAGACAAAAAGCAGAAGCAGATAAAGCACGTCTCGATTTCGAACTAGTAAGACTTTTAAAGTGTGGAGAGGCAATCAAGTCTGGTATTACATTTCATCCAGACAGTCCATACTATAAGATCTGTGCAGATGTGGTTGTCAGGTATCCCTCACCTACAATTGTTACAAATCCAAGTAATCAAAATAAATAAACTACAATAAGTAATTCTACCGTGCGATATGTATCAGTCATGCTTTTACGGCATAACAAAAGAGTTGAATGGTTTGAAATTCCATGGGGTAAATCTCACTTGGATGTTATTAGAAAACACGGTACTATTCTTATGACTATTGTGCATGGATAAGGAGGTATTTAAATGTACTCACTTTCAGAAAAAGACATCAATCGTTTGATCATCTTATGTGCTGAGAAATCAGCGTCAACAACTGATAAGAGTGCTAAACAAGAATACCAACACCTCGTCAATAAATTGAAAAATTATAAAGAACAAAATCTATGAGACACCTGGTAGTTGAAATCTTAACAAATACTGTTAGTTTGGGCATCTTAAGTGGTGCTCTGATTATACTACCGATTATTGGTATTGCTAAAATCCATGAGCCACCGAATGAATCAAATAGACCCAGAACATCTAGTGACACAGAAAGAGTGCCAGGAGATGATTGATGCTGCTATACGAAGGCACAATAGGAATGCTTCCATTATTTCTATGTGTGTTGGTTGGGTGGTCCTTGCTTTATTTGCTGAAGGACTTCTTCGACTGATTGGTGTTATTCCTCCACTTCTACCATGGCTGAACATTACCCTGAAATAATAGGAATCGCTTTCCTATTAGTATTTGCTGCCACGATGTTTTATCAAGGAACATGTATCCTAAGAAACCAACGTGGATATTCTCTTCGTGACTATATGAAACAAGATAGTACAAATATGCGTAAAAGAATAGAAGATATACTTAAGGACAAATGATTGTTTTAACAGAAGAAGACCTACAAGAATTAAGAGAAAGAGTTTATAAACAAAAAATGGATGAACTCTTTGAGGAACCTTGTACATACGAGGACGATGATGAGTGAATTTCCATGGGGAGTTATGGTTATTTTAGGAAGTGGATTGATATTCACTTTATACATCATCTACTATATCTTACGATTAGCAAACGAGGAGATGAAGGATGATCACACACACAAGACCAAGTGACTGGAGAGAACGAGACGAAAAATGGCAAGCAAGAGCCTTTTACTTATCTTCTTTTGTCAGAATGAAAGCAGAGATTACTCCACACATTTATGAATTTATTGACTATCTAATTAGTCAAGGATACAAACCACCTCTCGATGATTTAAATCATGTTGATCGTGATATCAGAAGACTATACACAGAATATGCACAACACACAGGATGGGATGATCGCATATGACTAACACAATTTTTACCGCAATCACAATCTTCGGGATCATTGCGCTGTTTATACTTTGGGGATTGAACAATGCATATCCCAACTAAATAACTTTAATTGCGACAAATAATAATATGCTATCTACCCAGTATCGTTTACGTTTGGAGTTTATTTGTCAACGCATTGTAAAAGGAGAAGAAGTAAAACTCGAAGACATGATCTGGGCAGAAAAACTTGCTGAGGCAAATAGATCTGCGGCTACTATTCTTAGACAAGCAAGAAGAACGGCAGAGAATCCTGAAATGCAAGAAGGTGATCTAGATGATTTCTTAAATCAACTTGACATCGGTGGAACTGGGCACGAACGCTTTGGAAAGCGTGGATTTGATGACATCGATGATATGGTAGATTGGTTCACTCAAGACAAACCCGAGGACTGGAGACAGCGTGACTAACAACGACGACAAATGGAATAACGGTCTAGACCTATTCATTGAAAGTATTTACAAACCAGATTCAGATCTAAGACAACAAGCACATGATCAAAAATGCTACAATGAATTGATGGGAATCAGGTGGCATGTCATAGAATACTTGCAAACACTAAGAAAACATTAATTTGGTATCACATTTTACAAAAGATTTTCACTATATATTTTACGTTCATCTGCTATAATGCAGACGGAAGTAAGCCGACTCGGAACGGATCGTTCATCTATGGAAGCACTCTTATTAACTTGTCTCCAAGCACAATTTATTGTTGGTAGAGTGATGACACACCCAGAACTATCACTTCAACAGAAGAATAATATTGTCTGGGAGGTCAAACAAATGACAAGAAAAGAATGTAAGATAGACGCAAAAGCCGACTGAAGGAACGCTCTTTAATCTAACACTTAAGGAGAACCCTAATGTCACAAGCAACCTACCGTGGTGTAAAGTACGATACTGAAACACCAAAGCAAGAATATCAGCACTGGTATTCACAAACACATGCACCAGCACATCCAACTAATACATATCGTGGTGTTGCTTATCGTCCTTGTAACAATAACAAGGAGGTAACACAATGAATTGGTTGAATGTTATCCGTCAGCAAATCCTCAAACAGAGGAGACTTCAAGAAGCACAACTTTATATTGCTACACTAAACTAATATATACTATAT